TTGGATAGAAACACTTTAACAGGAAAGATTTACTTAAAACCAACGAAGGCTTTAGAATTCATAGATATCGAATTCTTCATCACACCAACAGGTGCTTCGTTTGAAAATATCTAATAAAAACGGGGGGGCCAAATCCCCCCATTTTTTAGCCTTATATAATGAGAAAAAAAATTTCAGAAGGGTTCAAAGATGAGAAAACCCCAGATTTAAAATATTACGCTTTTGACTGGGACGACAACATTGTGCACATGCCAACCAAAATTATTCTGAAAGACGATAAAGGAGAAGAAGTCGGAATGTCTACAGAAGATTTTGCTGAATACAGACATAAAGTAGGTAAAGGTGATTTTGACTACGATGGTCACACAATTGTAGGTTATGCTGAAAACCCATTCAGAAACTTTAGAACAGAAGGAGACAAAGATTTTATAATCGATTCAATGAAAGCCAAGAAAGGACCAGCGTTTGATGACTTTAGAGAAGCTATTAATAACGGTTCAATATTTGCAATCATAACAGCCCGAGGACATAATCCTGAAACTTTAAAACAGGCGGTCTACAATTACATCGTCAATGACTTCGAAGGTATCTCAAAAGACGAGTTACTTAAAAATTTAAAAAAATACAGGTCTTTCTTAGGTGAAGATGAAATGTCTGATAAAGAATTAATCGACACATACTTGGCGTTGAACAAATACCACCCCGTTTCTTTTGGAGACGAAGGAGGGGCCACAAACCCCGAAGAAGCAAAGGTCAAAGCAATGAATGATTTTGTGGACTACATAAAGGGGATGGCTGCAATACTTAATAAAAAAGCCTGGTTAAAAAACGATTTAGGACACAAATTCACACCTACTAAACCAATGATAGGCTTTTCAGATGATGACCCTAAAAACGTAGAAGTAATGAGAAAAGCATTTAAAGATAAACCAGATAATTTAGTTAAGACTTATTCTACTGCTGGAGGAATTAAGAAGGAAGTGCAATAAAGGTACTTTTTTTAAAAATTGAAGTAAATAGAAAAATTTTATACTTACCTATATTTATATCATATAAACACTGAAAACAAAAATTTAATAATATGGCTGATTTACTGATGAAAATGCCGATACCTTACGAACCGAAACGTCAGAATCGATTCATCTTAAGGTTTCCTTCAAGTTTGGGGATTAATGAGTGGTTTGTAGAGACCGCGGCAAGACCTTCTATCAAAATCGCAGCAACTGAAATTCAGTTCTTGAATACATCAACTTTCGTTGCGGGTAGATTCAATTGGGACCCAATCTCTGTGAAATTTAGAGACCCAATCGGTCCATCAGCAGCTCAAGCTCTAATGGAATGGGTTCGTCTACACGCTGAATCTGTAACAGGACGTATGGGATATGCTGCGGGTTATAAAAAAGATATCGACCTCGAAATGCTTGACCCAACAGGTGTGGTTGTAGAAAAGTGGATTCTTTATGGAACATTCTTAACAGACGTTAACTTTGGTTCATTGAGTTACGCTACAGACGCACTTGCAGATATTACTTGTAGTTTGAGAATGGATAGATGTGTGTTAGTGTACTAATACTATATACAAAAAATTAAAACCTTTTATATTTAACCGTAAAGACATAAACTTTACGGTTATTTTTTTTATATGGACGAACAATCAAGACAGTATGGTCAACAAAATTTAACGTTACCACACGACATAGTACAACTTCCTTCAGAAGGATTATTTTACAAAAATAAAAAGAAAGCGGTTAAGGTGGGATATCTTACTGCCGCTGATGAAAATATTTTAATGGGTGGGGGAAACGACCTAACATATACCTTATTGAGAAATAAGTTATACGAACCAGACATGAAAATAGATGATATGTTAGAAGGTGATGTGGAGGCTATTCTTGTGTTTTTAAGAAATACAGGTTTTGGACCAGAAGTTGAATTAAATTTAACAGACCCACAAACGAGAAAATCTTTTAAGACGACAGTTCTGTTGGACCAACTTTCAATTATAAAAGGAGTTGCACCATCAGAAGACGGGACATTTACAGTAAAACTTCCAAAGTCTGAAGCGGTTATCAAATTAAAACCTATGACTTATGGTGAGATTAATGAAATCCAAAAAATGATTGATTCATATCCTGCAGGAAGAACCGCACCAAGGGTAACATGGAGACTCAACAAAGAAATTGTAGAGGTAAACGGAAACCCTGATAAAGGAGAAATTGCTAAATTTGTTGAATCAATGCCAATTGGTGATTCAAAATTTATTAGACAATTCATGAATGAAAATGAACCAAGGCTGGATATGACCAGAGAAGCAATAGCCCCGTCAGGAGAAAAACTAACAGTGAATGTTGGTTTCGGGGTCGAATTTTTTCGTGCTTTCTTCTGATTATAGGAAAGGACAAATAGATGAATTTTATTATTTGAACAAACTTTTAGGTATTAGTTGGACGGATTTTGAGTTAATGCCACTATTTGTTAGGAAATATCTTCTAGATAAATGGGTTGAAGATAATAGAAAGGACTGAAAAATCAGTCCTTTTGTATTTATATAATATTAAGAATGTATGGCACCTGATAATTTAAATTACGGTACACCACCAAGTAGTGATGATATAGGTAGTTTTGGTAAGAATCTTGAAAAAATGCTCAAGATAGGCGTACGTGATTTTGCCGATGCAATCACAAGACTAACTAGTAGTGCTACCGTAGTCAACAAAACATTTCTTCAAGGAAGACAGAGGGTCGTAGAACTACAACAAGCCCTTGCTGACGCAGTACCAAGCGTCAATAGAATAGGAGGTTCTTTACAAGATGTTGAAAATACAATTTCAGATGTTGCCAAGGCGTCGAGAAGAAATGTTGTTGCAAACACAGAAGATGTTACAAAACTTGTTGCAGCTACCAAACTATTGAAAGAAGATGCGGAAGTTCTAACGAACGCATTTTTAGATGTCGGTATGAGTGTAAGTCATATCGGTCCAGAATTGGAAAAATCAATTAAATATGTTCAAAGTATTGGTGGAAATTCTGCCGAGGTAGTGAAGACGATGAGGACCAATATGGACCAACTTAATCGTTATCAGTTTGAAGGAGGTGTACAAGGTCTTACAAAAATGGCGGCACAAGCGTCGATGTTGAGATTCGACATGAATGAAACTTTCCGTCTAGCGGACAAAGTTATGTCCCCTGAAAATGCAATCGAGGTTGCATCTGCATTCCAAAGACTTGGAGTATCTGCAGGAAACCTGGTTGACCCATTCCAATTGATGAATCAATCAATTAATGACCCTTCAGGTCTTCAAGACAGTTTAGCCCAAGTTTCAAAACAATTCACTTATTTTGATGAAAAAACAAAATCTTTCAAAATTAACCCACAAGGTGTAATGATATTGAAAGAAATGGAAGCCCAAACAGGTGTAAGTGCTAAAGAGTTGAGCAAGATGGGATTAGCTGCAGCAGAATTGGACAAACGTCTTTCTGCGATTAGTTCTGCAGGACTTAAAGTTGGTAGTGAAGAAGACAAACAATTCTTAGCGAACATTGCTAAGATGGGTGAAGGTGGGGAGTATGAAGTCCAAATCAAAGATGATAAAGGTCAAATGCAGACCAGAAAACTATCGGAGATTACTCAAACCGAATTTGATAAATTAATCAAAGAACAAAAAGAAGGACCCCAGACTTTAGAAGAACTTGCTAGAAGTCAGATGAACTTGACTGAGTTGATGGAGGCAGATGTATCTGCAATTCGAAACAAAATTGTGGGAGGGGTATCGACCGCCGCACCTGTATTGAACAACTTAGAGGGATTCCGAGATATTACAGACAAAATTGGAGGAGCGTTATCAGATGCAAAAAAATCTGGAACAACTAAAGGGGTAAGAGAAGATACCGAAAAGTTCATATACGGTACAGAACAAATGTTCAAAGATTTGAGAGACCCAACCAAAAACGGACTTACGGTTTTAACTTCATATGCCAAAGATTTTGGAGCGGCTCTCAAGGAGAGAGGCATCAATATAATGGACAGACTGAAAGAAGTAAATCAAGAGGTTCGACAAAACATTAAGGGTAATGATTTGGTTTCGAGAACCACAAGAGGACTTCTGAGTAAAATACCTGGTCAAGAAACTTCATCTGTATCTCCATCATCTAACCAAACTAGAACAGAACAAATACAACAAGAAGT